GCCGAAGCTGTAACGCTCACGAGACTTGTAACGGACGTTACCAGTATCGAAGTCACCGTCCATAGACTGAGACAAAGCAACGCGCTCGAAGTGCTTCATGCCGTTTGGAACGTCTGTGGTCAAGAACCAAGCGTTTGTATCAGTCAAGAAGTGGTTAATGGTGTAGCCTTCGCTAACAGAACCATTGTTCTTCAATGCGTTGATGTCGTTGTTGTTTGTACCAACACGGAGTTCAGTTTCGAGCAAGCGGGTTGCAACGAACTGGAGTGATGGAGGAACAACCAACTTCTTAGGACGAGCAGCGATCAGCAAGCCACGCTCATCTGTCCACAAGCTGATCTGGATAACGGCGGCTTCAAGGGAAGTCTCGTTCAAGTCTGCTGCAGTAGATGGGATGTTGCTGTTAGTGCCACCAGAGATCAGAGGATGTGATGCACTGAACAAAGGTTGACCGTCACCGCCAGCATACGCAGCAGTAAAGCCATTGTTTAGTACCGCAGCAGCCTTAACTTGCTTGGTATAAGCCATAGAACGAGCCAGAGCCTTGGTATAACGAGCTGCGAGGCTGTCATACAAGTTATCTTCGATCGCCTCTTCAGTCAAGCTGAAGCCCATAGCGATAGTCTCGTGGTTATAGCGAGCAGTCCATGCTTCTTGACCATTGTCGTACTGGATTGCAGAACCTTCGTTCTTCACCGGTGCGGCGTTAAAGCCAGAAAGCTTGGTTTCCTCTTCGAAGCTACGCTCTGATGTCTCAGTTTCGTAGATCTCTTTGTGCTCTTGATCATATGTAGCATATGAAAGGCCGAACAATGCGTTAAGTCCGGGGAGCAATTCCTTCAGTAGTTGTGCGCGTGAAATAGCCATGGTAACTTACTCCTTAAACACCGGTGGTGCTAGTGTACTGGTGCAAGTTAAACTTGACCAAGAACTCGTAATAGGTTGTGGCGGCTACACCGGCTTGACCAGTAGCAGTATCGGGCACAACGTCAATTACACGAATAGGCAATGTATTAGTGGTGTCGGCGGAAGTTCCGTCAATACCATAGTACGAGTCGCCTGTGGTGGTGTTACCGGTGGTAACGGAGATGGCTACGTTAGCGCCAACAATTGCACGGGTAAACGCTGTAGGAACGGTAGTTTGACCGTTTGTAGCGACTACGCGGAAGATTGCGTTGGGATCATCCACAACATAGGCAAAAGCCATTGCTGTAGAAGTTGACAAGCCAGCTGGGTAGTACTGTCCTTGAACAGTTTGACCTTGGCTGTTAACGTACTGGCAACCGACCAACACGCCTACGTTAGTACCAGTAGCAGTAGTGCTTCCAGCAACAATGTAGCCGCTTGTGTCAACCTTAACGGTGTCACCATTGAGAATAGCGGTCGCGTAAGCTGGCGCTACAGGGATTTGACGGATCGCTCCGGCGTATGGAAGTCCATCCAGTCGGTTGACTGGTTTGAATCCATACGTCTTGTCCACGGTGGGATAAGCCATGTTTTAAGCTCCAAAAGGAAAGATTAAGAACCTCTGCCAAAGCTTGTCGTTGATTTCTTCTCAGCAAAGAGAGGCATCCGCGAGTCACTTTGACGCATGAAGTTGTTATCCACTGATAGAGTCTGCGCTTCGCTTTTCTCACGGAACTTAGCATCCCGTTGTTGGACGAACTCGACAGGTGTCTTACAGAGTAACAACCCGCCAATCTCAATATTGCCAACGAATCGGCTATTGGGATCAGCTAACAGTTTCATAGTGGGTTGCTCTTCGACAGATACTGGCTCCCAACCTTCACGCAATTTGCCTGATAGATTACGGGGGTCGTTCATATTCAAAGTAGAAACCCTAACCCAACGGTACGCGAACCCCGGCTCCTTATCAGGCTCCGGTAATAGAGATGCTTCCTGCCACTGTTTAGGGCGCTCTTGCACTGCTCTGCTTTCCATCTCGCGTTTCAATCTGTTGTTTTCGCTCATATCAATTCTCCATTTTTGCTAATTCACGAGCATACTGCTCGGGGGATATTCCAAGTTTTTTCGCTACACCGACTTGCGTCTTAGAGAGCGTAATTTTCTTAGGGGCTGTACTGCGTTTAGCAGGAGCTACCACCGTGCTTGGTCTTGTGCGTTGTGGCTTATCGTCATCAACGTTTTGCTCGCTAGCAAACTCTTCTGGGAATCGTTTGCGTACTTCTTTGTCGATACCTTTAAAGTATTCGTCTGTGCCTACAAAGGCTTGTCCGTAGCGTTCTGCAAGTTCTTCATGGACACCTTCTGCGTAACGACGCATTCCGCGTTTGCCCGGGTTTACGAACCATTGGTTCTCTGATACCCAAGCAGACACTTTCGGGTCCATCTGCTGCTGTGCAGGTTGCTTTTGGGTAGTTTGTACCTCATTTTCGTCGATTTGTACAGTGGGTTTGAAATTTTTTGCTTTATCAAGCTTCATTTCAGCCCGCATAAGCTCTTTTTGGGCTTCCAAAAGCTTATCTGCATCGCCCATGTCATAGGCTTCTTTATAGTTGCGCTCTGCTTTGTCTACTTCTAGCTCAGCGGAAGCCTTATAGTTACCTATAAGTTCTGTTTCGCCTTTCTGAAGCATACCTTTGAGTTTCTTATTCTCCTCTAGTATGTTCTGAGCTATCTGTAAAGCCTCTTGCTGCTCTCTATAAGCTGACTCTTTAGCCCTACGCTCGTCATGCCAAGCTTTTTTGTACTGTTTAAACTTAGTTTTGACGTTGTGGGAGTAGTCTTTAGACTCGTCAGCTTTCTCTAGATCATCTTTTACCTCATCTGTCAGAGGCTGGACATGCCTGTCCTCTGGAGGGGTATCGTCTTCGATTTCGATTTTTATATCGCCATCGTCTTCTTCATAGGAAACCTCAATGTCATCTCCGGGTTTACCCTTAGATTCCGCTTCAATTTCATCTGGAAATTTGAAATCATCGTCGTCTTTAGCCATCGTGTCGCTCCTTATTTGCGTTTGATGCCACGAGGATCTTCTACAACAGCTTCGACGGTGTCGTCGTTGATGATGCGGAATTCTCTGCCGTGGATTAGTAGTCTGGATCCCGAGTTGGGACGCACTAAGACAAAGTCACCCTGTTTGCACCAAGGACCGGATGGGAACCGTTTTTCATCCTTGTAGCAGTCTGGACCAAGAGCAACGACAAATAGCACTGTGGTCAGCACCTCTTCGTTACGCATAGTCTCGTCAGCTTTTATCAAGCCAACTTCACTCTCCTCGAACTCCTTCTCGGCTTCTGGGATTGCGCACAAGATCTTGTAGCCTTTTGGCTCTGGAAGTTGTTTTGCTTTCTCATCGTCCTTCTTGTGCAGCACTTGCGACAAGTCCACTGCTTGACTGAGATCAATCATCTAGCTTCTCCATGTTTTTTGTAAGGTCTGTTAGGAAGTTGCGAGTGGTGAGCAGACCTTTAATTTCCCCACACATCTCGCAATACTCGTCGAAACTCTTAGCCGCTTTACGACCAATCGCTTCTTCGAGTTGTTTGACTTTTTCGTCAATTTTTTGAACCACATGTTCTGTGGCTCGGATTACTTCATACATCAATCACCTTTCTTCTTTGGTTGTGATTTCCGTTGTAGTTCTTGCATCTCGCGTTGATGCTCTAGTTGTTGTTTATGCTTGTGGACTTCCGCTGCTGTACGGAATCCTTCTGACTGTTGTTGACGGTCATGTTGATGTTGCTCACTTGCAGTCTTAGCTGAGAGTTTTTCACCTTCCAACTGTTGCTGTACAGCAATACGCATACGCTCAGTCTGAATCTGCTCTTGCTTCATCTGAGCATCAGTCATATCTTTCTGAGTCTTGCGTTGTAGATCAGCCTGCTTAATCTGCAACTCTTGTTGTTGCATCTGGATAAGCGGATCTTGTGCTTGCTGCTGAGCTTTCTGTTGTTGAGACTCTTGCTGATGCTGTTGTAACAACTGTTGAGACGCCATAGCTGCCATCTGAGAAACTTTGACTTCCATTTCTGGAGACATCATTATTTCGTCTTCATCTTCTTTGTATGCAGGTAATGGTTGTCCCATAGACATCTCCATCTGCTTGCGGTACTCCATACCCAAATGCTCTGCAACGTGAGCTGATAGAGCCGCAGAAATAGCTTGCGCCATTTGAGGATTCTGTCCAACTAACTGCATGATGTGTGGGTCTTGCGCCGCAGCCATATGCACTGCGATGTGTGCTTTATGGTCTTGGTAGAGGAATGCTTTGACAGGTTTGTTAGTAAGAATATTCTGGTTCTCTGTGACTGGGTCACGAGGCTTCATATCTTCTTGCACGGGTACTAACTTTTGATAATTTCTAATGCCCAACACATCTAACATTTGACGATGCAAGACTGGTAAGTCATAGATCTGTGGTGCTGTCTGAGCTAGTTGTAGAGCCGCTTGATACTGAACAACCTTCTGAGCCATAGTAGCTGCATTAGGATCAGATACAGGTACGACGTCCACATCATCGTAGTCACTCTGTTTAACAGCGCGGTCACCAGACTCTGGCTCATATGGATAGCTAGGTGGAGTGAAATCACGAATAATCTCTTTCAACAACTTGAACTCTTGACGCATTGCATAGTGAATACGCGCCTGTATAGCAGACATCGTTTTCAACTGACGCTCAAGAATAGCTAACGTTGTACCGACAGGAGCTTGTGCGCTCATGTCTGACGTGTTCAAGTCAACCGTACCAGCGAATCTGCGACCATCTTCGATGATCTGATTCATCAACGACGCTAGGACTTGGCTTGGCTCTTTGTATGGGAGTGGCATGATGTTGTCACGCATCGTTCCACTTGGGACATCCATGTCCCGGAACTCTCCCGGCGCTATCGGCGTATCGTCACCTTTAGATCTAAGCCCACGAGTTTTAAAGCCGCCCGGGAGATTAGAAAGGGTACCAGCATCAACGAGCTGACGAAGAATAGAAGTACCAGACTTGGCAAAAGCACCAATAAGATGAATAAGTCCGAAAGCGTAGAAGCCAAAGCCCGGTATATACGGGTAGTGAACAAAATGTTGTCGTTTCTGGTGCGTATCATCTTCCGGTCTCCAGTTACGTCTAATAGATAGAACTTCTCCAGTTGCCTTCTCTATAGTGACAACATAAGGCAGAGCAATCCCTGTCTCTTTACCCTTCTCGTCCTTGTGCTCATAACCGGGGAGGTCTATGTCCACATGCATCTCAAGCAGCTTGAATCTGTTGTCTTCAGTTGCTCTAAAGCCAAGCTTCTCAGCAATCTTCTTCTCTACTTCATCCATGACATTCATGGGCGTGCCTAGATCAACCTTGCGGTAGAACCCAGCATGCTGAAGCATTTTTACTTCGTTCTCAGTCTTACGCATTACGTGGGTAACACGTTCTGCTGACTCTAGGCTAGACGCGCCATATGGAACGACCAAGTCTTCAGCAGGGACAAACATCGCTGCTGGTCTATCTGTCTGAAGATCGACGTATACTTTCTTGAACGCGTTGCCAGCGAGACCCAGACCCCACAGCATACGCTCGTGTTCAGGTCTGTATTCGACCATCTCTTCGGTCAAGCGGTAGTTCATGTCCTCTTGGACACGTTCTGCCGCTTTCTTTTTCTCTGGTGTTTCTTTACCAATGATTTTTGCTTTGACAGGACCCGCTGCTGGGAACGTCTCCATCATTGTTTCTGCTTGGAACTTAACAACAGACTCTGTTAATAGTGGGTGGTACACACCACAAGCACCGGGCCAAGGCTCAGTACGATCTTCGAGCTTCATACCGAGTAACTCAAGACCATCTACATAGGTCTGTACCCAGTCTTTGCGTGACGAGATATCTGTATCAAAGTCACCAACCAGATCACCCGCAATCGACGCAAGTTCACCTTCGGTCATCTCTTCAGCTAGGTTCTTCTCGAACTCGTCTTCATCCTCTTCTTTCACCATCTCTAGAGTGAAGTCACCCGCACTGATGCGCACTGCTTCTGGGTCTTCAATCTCTATCTCAATAGGCTCTTCTTGCTCACTCAACTGATCTAGTCCTTGTGGTGCTTGATAGAAAGCCTTATCCATGTTTGTTGCCATGATGTATCCTTAATAGTACGCAGCTTTTTTGCGATATTTGCGCAGGAAATTATCTTCCGGCTCGTCAGTCGGAAGTCGGATGAACCCACCCTGCCTGAATCTTAACAGCGCTAGGGTAGTCGAGTCCACCAAGTCATCGTTGGTGCCCGCTGGGAAATCGTTGCATTCTTCGATTACTTCTTTTGCCCATCTGCGGTCTGGTGCGTATACCACACCTCCCTCAAAGAGAGATGAAACCGCATTCACACGGGCGATCTTGTCTTGCCCTTTACCCGGGTCGAATGCTTGAACGGGTATACCCATACGCCTCATCTCTTGATACAAAGCTGCGCCGTTAGACTTCTTCTCGATCATGAACGCGTCTGGCTCCCACTCTTTGTACTCCTCAAACACAAGTTTCTTGAGGTCAGGAAACTCCATCCTCTTCTTAATAGAGTTCAGCAAAATGATGGCGAAATTATTCGTCTCCTCGTTAAAGAAGACACCCC